AATTTCCTTAATTTCAAACGTTCCCGTAATACCATTTTAAGGTATTTATTGTGTTTGAGTGGGGTTGCTAATGATTCCTTAGCAAGGATTGTTTCATCTAGATACAAGTCTTTATCTACTTGCTGTTCAAGTTGTTCTATATTCATACTTCTATTATACCCTACTTTTAATCAAAAGTCAAGTAAAAAACAAGTTTAATTAAGATCTGTCAATAGTCATGTAATCGAACTGTAATGTAATATCTGTTAATAACTCTTCTGCAGTTTCGTTATTGAATTGTAATTCACCTAGAATTATAGGAAACGAATTATGGAATGTGTACTTTAAACCTGTTGTATTTTTGTTATTTGATAAAATATGAAGTGAGGCTGTTGTTTGTAAATTCTCCAATGCCTCCCTATCTTCTAAATTTGGTCCCGCCGCCTTCGCCATCCATTCGAAAACTGAATTATAGTTTTCAAGATCTTCGTCAACAAGGAATGTAACCATCAGTGGTGCCCAAACCATTGTATTTGATGGGATATATTCATTTCCTAAAAATGGATGCGGAACAGGAACTTCGTTAGCAGAAATAGTTGGCAACATGCATGTTTTTAACCATAAATCTACACCAGGAAGTGCTCCAAGAACTAATTTATAATTGGTTGATTTTGCTAAATTTAATTTTTGATTCTTCATAAGACTATTTATAAGACGAAAAAAAACCCCCAATTAAGGGGGTTTTAACGGTTTTCCCAAGGTAGGGGAAACTATTTTTGCTTTCTTACTACAGGTTAGTTACAGTGAACTTTCTGAAGTAAGGGTTGCCGCCAGCAGCACCAGAAGCAAATGGGTTATGAGTAAGACCATAACGAGTCTTGAATCCAAGACGCGGTTGGAAGTCCTCTTCACCAATTGATTTCATCATTTGCAAAGGAACGTATGGACAGTAGAATAAACCAGCGTCATACATATTTGCACCTTTAAAACCAACGGTAACAGTATCAGTTGCCGCAAATTGGTCAATGAATACTTTAAACTTACCACCTAAAACACCAGCAAATACTGAGTTAGCTGTATCAGGTTGAGCACCATTGTCAACAGACATATTAGCAACTGCCATTGAAGATACCATATCTAACGCAGATGCAACATCCGGAGATACGATTAACCAATTACCACGACCACGTCCAGTGTTCTTAGCAATTAAGTTTGCTTCACGATTGATTTGTACTAGTAGTGACTTATAACGTTCACCACCCCATCTAGCACCACGGTTGTCAAGTGCGTCTTTCACGTCAAATGTACCAGCAGTTGTAGTACCAGAAGTGGCACCAGCAGTTGCTTGTGATTGAATCTTCTCAATGATTTCACGGTTGATTTCAGCAAGGATCTCACCAGCAAGGATATTCGATAATTCAGACTCAGCGTCTAAACCATGAATTGCTTTAAGGTCTTGTGCTAATTCCGTAGAATACTTAGCTTTAAGTGCTTTAGTTTTAGCTTCAACACTTGTTTTTGCGATCGAGAATGACATTTCTGCATAGTCGTTGTTTGGAGTACCAAACCCACCTAATACTTCAGCACGATCAGTTGCCATTGCATTCGCAGCGGCAATCGCAGGTGATGCTTCACCAGCTTCACCAGCAAAGTCTACATCTGGCGCACCAGCTGCAGTAGTTAATGCTTCAGCACCACTAGTTGAACCTGTGTAATGAGATTTCATTGCAAAGATTAATCCAGTTGGACCTGTCATTGGCTGAACACCAATTGTATCATATGCCATTAATTGTGGCATAGTACGACGAACTAATGAAATTAGGATTGGATCCCAATTCGCTGCATTCGCTGATACGTTGGCTTCATCCAACGCTGTTTGTTGATTTTCTAAAAGACGAAGTGTAATTGCACGTTTAGTAGCATCTTTAATTGCAGGGATATCTGCGTGCTCCATAACCGGCTGCCACTTATCTTTAATTTCTTCTGATAAAAACATATCGTTTTCTCCTTATTAAATATAAATGTTAAGCACCAAAGATGCTTGTATTTCTTGGTGTTGAAAGTGAGTCAACAATTGCTCGCATAGATGCAGTCATTTCCTCGTCATCGGTTTTCACTTCAGTTTTACCCTCAGCAATTACTTCTTCTTTCTTTGCTTCAGAAGGAAAGTAAGTTTCCTTCAAAGTTTCTAACTTTTCAGTATAAGATTCTGCGTCTTCAAATACAACACCTTCGGCAAGCGAAGATAGTTTTTCAACTTGTGTCATAGTTAAGTCTTCAGAAACTGTACTGAAAATTTCTTTAGCGTTTGCCTCATCTAAAGATTTACGTGCTTCAATGTTTTTATTCATTTCAGCATCTAACTCTTCTTTAAGACCAGCAATTTCTTGTGCTTGCTCATCAACAACGTTGAATTTCTCTTCTGGAATTTCAATGTAATTTTCAGCAAATAATGTTTGTAAACCACCAACAAAACCTTCTAAGATTTCATTTTTAAGTCCGTTTTCTATAGCAACCTTATTGTCTTCAGTCCACTCAGTTACCATGTAATCTAAGTATCCGTCTAATTTAGCAGTAACATCTTCTAAAAGAGCATCAGTCTTAGCAGTTAATTCTGCTTCCATCTTCTCTTCAATTTTAGAAAGGTTTTCTTTTACTTTTGCTTTTACAGCAGTTTCAAATACTAAAGTTGTACGTGCTTTAAAATCTTCAGTCAATTCTTGACCGTCAAATAATGCGTCCATGTCTTCTTTAACATCAACTTCAATTTCTACTTCTTCTTTAGCAACTTTTTTGTCTTCTTCAACTTCGTCATCTTCGTCTTCGTCGTCATCATCTTCGTCTTCATCTTCGAATACTTCGACTTCGCCAGAACCATCTGCCTTAATCTTTTTCTTTTTCAACTTAGTCGCTTTAGGTGCAGTGGCAGTTTCTACCACTTCATCAGACTCTTCGGCAACGATTTCTAAATCGCCAGACTCTAATAACGCATCAACTTCAGATACCTCAATCGAAGTATCAGAATTGGCATCTTCAGAAATGTAATATTTCCCCGCCTCATCTAGAACTAACATTTCGCCAGCTTCTGTTTTATACTTCATCTTAGGTTCTCCTAATTATTATTTTGATTAATCTACTATTAGTTTTAATTTCTAATTACTATTATTTATAAAACTAATTACTTTAACAAACCACAATTAACTACAATTTACTCATAAAGTCCTCGAAAATACGTGCTTCCAAACCTGTTAGTTTGTTTTTGCTCGTACTTTCAATTACTTTCTTCATCTCTGCAATTTCATGTTCTTTGATAATTCCGTTGTCCCAAATCCATTCCTTTCCTTCCATAATGCCATTTACAAATGCATCAGGAGCAGATGGATCTGCTACAATATCTGCGGCAGTAGCAAGGTAGAAGTCGCTTTGTACTTCTTGAATTCCTTGTTTATTTGCCTTTAACGTACCCATACCGCGTGATGATACACCTAGTTGAGCTCCTTCGTTAATTAAATTCTTTACAATGTTTCCGTGAGGAGTGTCCGTAACTTTTGCTTTACCAACATAATTACTTCCTTCTTTAACCAAAGATGTAATCATATGTGATACACGGTCAAGGTTGATTGTTGGACCATCTGGATGACCTAACTCACCGAAAGCACGTTTTTTATTAATGTATGCTTCCGTATAACGTCTTACTTCCTTCTCCATAATCGCACCAGGATATACTCTACCATTGCGATTCTTTAAATCTGCTTGTAAAAACACACCCTCAATATAAAGGTCTTTACCCTTTCCTTCGGTAATGTAATTTACAGTTTCGTTTATTTCTGAAATTAGTCTCATGACCTTTCTCCTTTAACCTTTATGAGTAATTGTGCGTCCACCACGTCTTCTGCGTGCTGCTCCAATTTTACCAGATTTGCCAGACTTATCGCCAGCACCATAACGTCTTGTAATCTTTAAACGATTTCTCTTAATTTTAATTCTATTACCAGCTTTTCTTCGTTTGATATTAGTCATTAATTTCTTTGCTCTATTTCTTCCTTTCATACGACGTTTTTTAATCTGTGTCATATGTACTGCACGTCTACCTCTTCCAGCATAAGCTTCATCCACAATGTCGTTCTCGATAACGGATTCCATATTTAGGATATCATCACTGTCGTCGTTGTCGTCCATAACACCTAAAACGTCAAATTCTTCATCACCAACAACCCAAACTATATGACCTGAATCTGCTTTATATTCACCGTCTGGTGTAAAGTCTTCGAATTCTAGTTTTTCGTCTTCGGTTAATTCATTCCACTGCTCTTCAGTAAATGAATACACGTCAAGTGTTTCGTCTTCTTCGTCTAGTTCGACTTCTTCTTTGGCAAACATAGACTTTGCTAACGATTGCTTCATTGCGTCTAATTTGGTAGAAACTCTAGTTGCTAATTCATCGGCAAATGTTGTTTTAAAATCTGTTGCTTTTTTATCTCTTGCGTATTTAATTAATTTTTCTAAGTTGCTCATCATTTACTCCTTAATATGTGTCTTCTGATTCACCATCATCGTTAGTTGGTGTATCTGCTTTTTCTTTTGCCATTAACTTATCCATATCAGAGATATCTTCATCTGTCTGCATAAGAACATTTTTTCTTACCCATTCAATAGAGTAATAACGACCAATCATTTCACCATTACTAATGGTGTCTAGCATTTCAATACGTTGATTCATCATTTCTAGTTTCTTTATTTCACTAAAGTAACCATCGTCAGAATAAATAAAATCAATTCCTTCTTTATAACTATTCCACTCACCCTTACTTATAATACCCTTAGCAATGAGTTGTGTTCTTAATAGTGTATAAAATAAATCTGAAAAACGTTTTCTTAATTTAGTTACAAACTTAGTAAATTTAATCTCATCTCTACTAATTTCTCCACCACGTGAAAATCCCCATGTTTGTTCTTGTTCCATTCTTGATGGCGGAACGTGTAACGATTGATATACTTTCTTTTGAAAATACATTACGTCATCCATATCACCAAGGTTTTGTCCGCCTGGCAATGTTGTAACTTCTGTTCCACGACCACCCTCTCTACGAGGCAACCAAAAATCTTCCATCATAGACATAGTATCTTTACCGTCTTTGACTTTACCAGTAGTCGCATCATAAACCATTTTATTTTTAAACTTGTTCATGATGTTTCTTAGATATTGTTCTGCCTTTGTTTTAGGTAGATTACCAACATCAATATAGAACACACGTCTTTCTGGTGCTCTTGTAATTCTGTAAATCACCATCGCGTCTTCTAACATACGAAGTTGATTAATAGGTTTCATTGCTTTATGTAAATAAGACAATGTAACTTCTTTATTGCTATCAAACAAACCACTGTCTGCGGTAGCAATAGACTCATTAGCAATTTTAAGTGCTTGAAGTCCTCCAATAGCTTCTGTTGTATAAACCCAGTATTCATCAACTGATTTAACTACTTCAACACCACTTTGGTTTTTCTCTTTTATTACTTCTTTTACTTTCTTGATATCAAGAGCATCGATATATCTTAACTCTTTAATACCTTTTTTGACATTATCTTTGTCAAAAACTATATGATAGTGAATCGCACCATCAACGTACCAACGCTTAAATAACTCAGGACCAAAATTATTAAATTCTAGTTTCTTTAGTATAGTATTAAATTCATCGTTAATTGTCTTTTTAATGTTATCACTAACATTAAGTCCGTCCAATTTGTCCAAATGAATTTCAACTGCGTCCTTATATGGATCTAATACAATTGCCTCATTAATCACATCATCAATGGCAAGTTCTGCCTCTGGGTTTTGTGCTGTGCTTCTATATTGCCCAATCAAATCTTTCTGGTTTTTGAAAGATACGTCAAAATTGGTGGAGAAGGCGTTTATTCCTCCTCCGTTGATAACAGTGGAACCGTCCAGTGAATCCGGCGGCACAAAAGAACTTGAACCCTTTTGTGACGACGAACCTAATTGTTTTTCAATTTTATAACCGAATAGTTCCATTATATATCCTAACCTTGTTAAATATTATTAATAATATTTATAAAGGAAGTTTAACCTGGAGTAGTCCAAGTAACTGCAAATGTTACAGTATATTCTTGAATCGTATCAGCAGTTTCCCAACCTAGATCGATAGCACCGATCTCAGTAGGCCAACCAGACACAACGACTGCTACTCCACCTGATCCACCTGTTCTACCCATAGGTTGAACAACCATATTTCTATGAGCTGCTTGAGGTGCACCTGATTCTTCACTCTGCCAAGTATGGAACGCTTGCATTTCAGACTGCCACGCAATTAACTTCTGACGAACAGAACCTGCTTCATCGTTAATAACTGTAACTGTCCAATCTGCAAAAGTTCTATCACCAGGAACTTTGATCTTTCTGTTCAAGTAAGGAACTTCAATCATACCAACTGTAGTAGCAGGAATTGAAGACGCCTTAATCATAAACTCAGATTCATTGTCACCTTGTAACATAACCTTAAATAGATTACTATGTGCATAATCGCCAGATTTTGTTTGATTTGAAAAGTTTGAAATATTCATATCCGTTCTCCTTATACTTGTCCGATTACTTCAGAAAATGCTACACCAGATTTGGTGGCAACAAAATTCAAAGTAATGAAATTAATAGACCTAGAAGGCTTAACAAAGATACTAGCAACAAACTGATTTCCATCAATTACTTCGTCAGTATTATTACTACCATCACACACAACATGGAAATCCATCATTGCTTGACGTGCTTGTAACCCCGAAAGGTATGGAACAACAATATTTTTGAAGTTATTACGAGTAAATGCATTATTGAATTCAAACAAGAATCCTTTAGCACTAATAGCAATTGCCTTTTCGATAACGATAAACAATCTACGAACATTGATTCTGTCAAATGCAGAAGGTTTTGTCATTAGAGTTCTATCACCCCAAAGTACAGTACCCTGTCCAGGGAACGACACAATTGGATTAATACCGTTAGGTAACATGTATAATTGGTCTCTCTGTGCCTCATTAGGATTGTATGCTAATTTAACAACACCCTTAATTTGACCTCTAGTTAAACCAGCAGGCGACCACCAAGAATCACGAACAGAATCAGTGTTAGCCATAAGACCAGCAACGTCACCTGAAAAACCAATCCAACGATATGTATCGTTATATTTGTCATATGTGTACTTGTAGTTTGCATCCATAGTAGCGTACGAAGAAGCAACATTAAATGAAACATCGGTGCGAGAAGCAATAACGTTAGTAACAGCAGTAGCTGCACCACCAACGTAACATACATCTTCTTTAGCAGGAGAACAGATTGCCATGCAGTCTTTACGAACATCAGCAATTACTTCTGCCATGTACTTTTGTACACCATATGCAGTTGCTTTCGCTTCGTTAGTAACACCACCAGCAATTAGTAAGTTTACGTCCACTTCAGCAGCGTTTGCAAACTTATCCCAACCTAGTTTATAATCGTCTTCACCAACTGCATTACTCGTACCACCAGTAAAGGTAGTAGTCGCAACTGCTGGAGTTACATTAGCTGCAACTGACCAAATTAGTTTAGACATTTTGTTGACTTTCTCATCCATAAAGATGTTATTACCAGATGTATCTTTTGTGCCCTCAACGTTAGAAACTAAATACGATTCAACCACTTCTGAGTCAATTACGATAGCAACCGCAACTTCATTATTAGTAGCATCAGGCATTACGTCAAAAGAACCAGCATAGGTCCAAGTGGCCCATGAAGTTCCATCGCTCATTTCTACAGTAATACCATTACCGTAAGTTCCTGGGTATCTTGCATAGAAAGATTCTGTTAAAGCACCAGAAGCTTTTTGTGTTTCGAAATCATCTGCGTTTTTAATCAGTACTGCGCCACCTGCGTCGGAAGCGTTAGTATCTGTTGCATCAACTACACGAACCACTTGAAGTGAGTTCGAATAGTTCAAAAATGCAACAGAACTTAAAAATGCAGGATATGTATCATTAGTTGGCTTGCCAAAGACATTAACTAGATCGTTCTCAGAGGTACATAGAAATGTTTCATCTACGGGTCCCCATGTGAAACGACCAACTGTAGCACCTAAACTGGTAGCAACTGCAGGGATAGACGTGGTCAAATCGATTTCTTTCGTTTGAACGCCTGGACTTAATTGAAATCCCATTGTCATTCTCCTATATTAAATAAAAAATAAATTGTCGAAAAAACCTTTTTTCGATACTATTATTTATAAAATCTGAGTTTTTAAAACCTCATATTCCCAGTATTCGTTATATTAGTCCAAACCTCACCACCCTCAACAAGAACTTCATCTTCGTCAATACCGTCATCAATAAAACCAAACGGAGTTAAGTCTTGTTCAATCTCGTCTATTTTATTTTGGTATAATCTAACCCTTAATTCCATATCAGTCAATTCTTTGAATTCTACTTGTGTTGATAACCAACCAAACATAACAAGACCCATAACCATATCATCATGCCCTCCACCCTCAGCAGCCCAGGATTTACCCTTAACCACAAACATTGATAATTCTGATATTGTGTCCATATCGTTAATTAATATTTTATCGTGTTCTATTAAATCCTTTAGGTTAGAACAACCAATCGCTTTAATTCTACTGGTCATTTTTCGACCAAGTTTATTATGAACCCCAGATTCGTTGATAGTATTGTCATACTCTAGGTCGTAGTGAAGAATGTTTGCCACTTCCGCACCAGGACCATTAGACTCGATAATGACCGTTGCGTTGTTGTATGCTTCGGCAGTTGTCATAATATAATGAGGAAAGAGGAGAGGACTAATTTCATTTGACCTGTACGTTGCCACCTGTTTAAACGGCAACTCTGATACATCTACAATATTCATAGTAGAATAGTCTTGACCTCGTCCTTCCGCAACATCAATAGCAATAACATAAGCATGTCCTTCTATTGTTTCTTCATATACCTTTAATCCGTCTTTTCTATAAATCGGGTCTCTCATTACTAGAGCATGTAGTTTAGCAGGCGATATTAATGTACCAGCAGAACCTAAGAACTCACATTCAAATTCTTGTTTAAACTGTTCTTCGGAAGTGTTAGCAATTGTTTCTTCACGCCATGTTTTATCTCTACCAGGAACGTCCCAATAATTAATTTCAAATGCGTGATATGTGTTTCGTTTTTCAACAGCATCTAACCACATTTTATAAAAGTGATTCATACCATTAGGTGTAGAAACGATAATTACTTTAGAATCTGTACCTGATGAAATTGTAGGATATACTGAACGGAAGAAGTCTTCTGCCATGTTTTGCTGTACGAACGCAAACTCATCAAGGAAAATTAGGTTGAATGAATAACCACGAATTGAACTTGAAGAAGTAGAACCTGCCATTATTCTAGAACCGTTTTCTAGTTCAATAGAACCTTTGTTCCATTCCATTACCCCTTGCTGTAACCAAAT